ATCTTGGCGACAACATTAAAACATTCAGCTACCGAGAACTAATCGAAATAAAGTCTCCGGCAATTGGTATTCCTTGCCGTCAGAATAGACTTATAATCATCGACGTCGATGTTGCAGGCGCAACACATAAGAATGACGGCAGAGAATTCTGGGCAAAGTTTTCAGAAGAATATGGAATACCTAATACATATACAGTAAGAACTCCGTCGGGCGGCTATCACTTCTACTTCCTACTACCCGAATCCATTAACGCAGATACATTCTCACCTCCCTCCCAATTGGCACCCGGCGTTGACGTTAAATGGAATGGGTGGGTAGGCGCACCTCCGACTAACGGCTACGACATACACTATGGAAGTTTGCAGGCGGTTCAAGTCGCACCTCCTAGTTTGCTTGCGTACATTAGCTCATTGATCAAAGGTAAACCAGTTAGGACATTTGATTATAGTTCTTCAGATGTCTCCCTTACTTTACATAAACCATATTCAGAAGCGCAGTTAAAAGATCTTCGGAATAAAATTGATTGGCTCCAAACTAACGCATCCTTATCTCGCGCTGAGTGGAGAGATGGACTGTTCGCATTGAAGGCAGGCGTCGACGATCCTGTTCTTCTTGATGAGTTGGTAGTTAGATGGACAATGAATAAGAACTATTCAGTCGGCGATGAGGATCTTGCTAGGGATATGGTATCTCGTGCCAATAAGCATGGGCCAATCGGGCCGGGGACAATCTTTGCAATCTTAAGACAGGTGGCGATGAGAGAAGGTGCGCCTGCAGTTGATACGCCTTGGACTGTGCAAGAGATCTTAGACAGATCAAAGATTCAAATAGCATTTGCAAAAGACGGAAGCATAAAGATTGAACCATCAGAGTCTAACGCTGCTGCTTTACTCGGCGCAATCTTTGAAGAGAAGGATCTATACCACGACATCCGTACTGATCTTTACATTTATAAAGGAAGATCATATTCAGATTCAGATCTTGCCAACATGTTTACTCCTATTATTCAAAGTACCGCATTCGGACTAGGACTAGAGAAGTTCAGAAGATCTTCAGTTGCAAGTGGTATTGATATTCTTATGTCATCTCGAAGAAAGGATCCGCATGTAGAGTACCTTAAGAATTTATCTTGGGATGGCAAAGAAAGAATCGGGCGTTTCTTTATTGATTATGTAGGTGCGGAAGATACGCCCTACACTAGATTAGTTAGTCGTAATTTTTGGGTATCATTGGCGGCCAGGGGATTAACGCCGGGCTGTAAGTTTGACTCAATGGTTGTACTTGAAGGACACGAAGGGATCATGAAGTCATCATTAGTCGAAGCTATTGGCGGAGAGTACACGTTCGCGCCATCAAGAAAAGACTCGCTTGATAACCTTGATGAACTACGAAAGATGCACCAATCGGTTATCGTCGAGTTGCCTGAGTTGATGGGACTTGTTGGAGAGTCGTCTGAAAAAGTTAAAGCATTCCTGGCCAAACCTTTTGATCACATCAGAGCGCTCTTTGCTCGTAAGGCAATGAAGAATCTTAGGGGCTTTGTCTTTGTAGGCACCACAAATTCTGATCGTTACCTAGCTGCGACTATGGGTGTTAGAAGATTCTGGCCTATCAAGATTCCTAAAACTGTTAAGACTATAAAGTTATCTGCTGTGCTTTCCGATCGAGATCAGCTATTCGCGGAAGCAATTGAGTTGTACAAGCAAGGCATTAACTATTGGACGATACCTTCTGAAATGCTTGATCAGGTTGTTGGATCCAGAGTTCTTGAAGAACCATTGACTGCACCGATAAGAGAGATTGTACCCACGCTTGGTGAGGTATGGACTACGACTGACATCTATAGACGCCTTGAGATGGGCGGACTTATACCTAGAGGACTTACTCCTGCGCTTGTTAATAGAATTGAAACCTCACTAAACAAGTTAGGCTTTACACAAACACGCGACTCTTCCCAAGGTATTTTTTATTGGCAGGCAGGTAAGGTGGGTAATTTAAGGTTGGATGATCTTATTTAGTGATGGCCATAAACTTTCGGAAGAATCGTCATTGAGGGGATGAGGATTGGGAATTGCCTATGGCCATCAGCTTTATGTTACTTTTGATTTTAAATGTAGACAAACTATTTTACGTACTTTCCACTAACTATAATCGACGCTAGTTCAAGTGCGCGCTCACCTACTTGCTTTGCCCATGTTGAGTTTATCATCTCGGTAGCTGCGCCCTCATAGTCATGCTTCTGTAGATGCGCTATCGTCTTTTTAAATTTAAGAAATCTAGGAAGACCTAAGTTAAAGACTAGGTTTATGATGGCGTCTTGTCTTGGTTGATTTAGTTCTGTAAACCATCTAAATTTAAGAAGAGGAGATCTTGCCACCTCGATGTCATACCTGAGCATCATGCGCGCCTCTGCCTCGGTGATCCCATTGTCTTCGATATTTCTACCTATTCCAATGGTAAGTTTTCCGGCCGTACATTTATATGGTTTTAATTTTAAACCTTCATGTCTGATCAGCATATTCTCTAGCTTATCGCTCATACAATTTTCCTTATCCAATTGCCATTCTTATCAAGGATCATCGGCAATAGCTTTGGCTGCCCGTCCATTATGATACCGCACCCTACGATTGGGCGTTTCATTTGTAGTTTATTGTAGGCAAACGCCAACGACTTATCATCAATTAAACATCCGACAATCATTGACCAGAATATATTTGTGGGGTTAGCGTGATACTGAATATCGAAGACTGAGTGGTGATGTCCCTGTACTGTATTCATAGACATCGACTGCCCTAGCTTTAATCCATTGGTTGATTTCCCATGGTGAAAATAGCAGTCTCTCCCGTCTGACAATTTAATAATAAGATCAGAATGCCAGTTCCATCCCTTAGGTGCGCCGAGTATATCTCGGTAATCTTTGAATACGAATCTTGGAATTCCTCCATGTTTTCCACGACGATATACAAGGGATCCATGATTAGACTCCAATACGTCCGCTTTGGGAAATAGTTCGTAGATAGGCTTAAGATCTTCGATTGCCTTCTCTAACTCAGAAGAAGGAGAAAAAGGAAGATCAGGATCTTTGTCGTGAAATGAGATACAATGCCCATCTATTTCATCTCCTGTTAGAACTATTCTATCAGGTTTAAAAAATTCTTTAATAGCGGAAAGGAATGGGATTGTATCTTTATGATAGTAGGGCGAGTGAAGATCTGATATTACAAGTACGCAACTATTCTTTGCCAAAACCTATCCTTGGTTGAGTTCAAATAAATTATACTTATAGCTTTGGTATTTTGCCACCAAGTTTTAGGATCACGTCTTTACAGATATTTGCAAGCTTTGTGTCGCCAGATGCTTTGGCCTGGAGATATTGCTGTATCCAATAGTCTAACTGTTGCTCTTTGGTTAATGCTTTTTTAGGATTCATCGTTTCGGTCTTTTCATTAACCCATATTTATTAGCGAAGAACCATTCAAGATCTTCGAAGTAAACGATCTTGGTTTCCCATTTCAAGCATATAATTATTCTGCTAGTGCATTCTTTCCATTGATAGCTAGGCAATATTTTCCCATCCGATTTTCTTTTACGAAGTTTAAAGAATGCTCCGTCCGGATTGAATGGGATCTTAGGCTGTTGGATTTGAGTCGGGGTTGCCTCGCTTGGCAGGATAGTGGAGGAAGGACTGACTGATGAGGGTAAGCTCGAGCATGATACTATCAAGCTTATAATCAGACTGTTCCTCATCAGGTTTGTTAAGCTCTTCATGGTATTCTTTCTCCAATGCAATAATCCGATCTAGGTATTTTGTGGCTTGCCTATCGTTCCACAACTTAAGACCTTCCTTCAAAACACCTAGAAACAGATTTAATTCCATAAACTATTTAAGCTTTTGAGGGAGAACCTTATCGAGCAATTGACCTAGCTTAATGCAAAGTTCGCCTACTTTCTTAAGTGCAGATGCCGCAACATAAAGAAGTGATAGAGGCTTGGGCGTAGGGATCAATCGAAAAACAAACTCTAATACAAGAGCGATGCTTAACGAAGATCCTTCAACCGACGATATAAATGCTAATGCTTTTCCTAGTAACTCTTCCATTTCATTTCTCCTTAGTAGTGAGAGCGTTTCGAATCTCACGTATGTCTAGTTTAATCTCTCGTATGTCTTCCCGATATGCAACAACTTCGTTTTTCAATACTTGCACGTCGACGTAAGCTTTTGCTGCAGCCGCAAGGACGCTTAACATTCCGGTAACTAGCGCTGCAACAAGTGGCTTACTTAAGTTCATTCTTGAGGCTCCGGTATTGCTTCAACTTGCTCTCTGGATAATAGCTCTGTAAAATTTACCGCCGC